GGCTGGGTTCATCCGGAAGGCGGCCAGCACATTCGTTCCTTCAGCCCATGCTTTGGCCGGACTCATTCGCGAGGCGGCGGAGATGTTCAGCAATGAGGCTTCCGTCTGCCGGGCCAGAGCGTTTACTTTGTCTTTCATTTTTCTTGAATTGGTGTGATCGTCGTATCCAGCCGCGGGCGGCGGCCTTCCAATCTTTTATGGGTTTGTTTCGTCCTTGAGTCCATCCGTTGGCTTCGTAGTAGTCGAAGAAGGCCAGCGCCTCCGACTCCTCCGCTCCAACCTCCTTGAAAGATTCCAAAACTTCATCCAAATCCTTCGGGCGTGCCCCTCTCTCTTTAGTTGTGTTTTTAGTTGTTCTTTCTATTGTATTAGTAGAGGTACTATTTTTACGGTCTGCCCGTAAATTTCTTTCCTGCTGCCCGAAAGAATTTTTCCCCCTGCCCGTAAAAATTTTACGGTCTGCCTGCACAGTTAGGTGCCTCATACGACCATCGAAACGGGTCTCGATGAACCCCAGCTCTTCCAACTTCTTGATGGATTTCGACACCGTGGGGCGGCTGATTCCATACTCAAGCTGGATGGTGTCGTTGGTCTTGTGGAAGGTTTTGTCGTTGCCTGTAAAGCTGTCGATTTCGGCGTACAAAGCCTTCTCAACCAACGTAAGCCGTGAGTCCAGCCATATCTCTGCGGGAATCCATACCCCCTTAAATTCACGTTCCATTTTCGTACTCATTGATGGCCTTAAATATCTGCAAAGCGACTTGAGGCACGATGGCGTTCCCGTAGGCTTTTATGCTTTCTCGTCGCCACTTTGAAAAGGTGATGCCGTCCAGTTCTTTGGGAAGCCCATCATCTCCTCCACAAACAGGGGGGACAGTTGGAAACCTTGCCCAGCTTGTTGTCCCGGTAGAATTTCGCTCTTTGCCAAGTCGTGCAGTTGTGCGCTGAACTCCGTCCCGCCCTTGTTCTCCCTTTTGCCGTTCTTGTTCACCTGTACCGCTCCGCCGCTGACGTTCTTGGTCGTCGGTGTCGGAAGCATTCCGAATGCCGCCATCTGTTTGAGCGGATTTTGTAGCGCATCGCCGTGCTTCTCCTTTGCTTTGTCCCACGCTTCCTGACTCCTGGGTGTGTTGTAGTCGAAGGCCGTCGGTGTCGGAAGCATTCCCATTTTTGCCCATTGTTCGGGACTGCTCTGAATCTGATTTCCTGTTTTCTTGTTGTATAGCTTGCTCCCACGCGCTTCGACGTTCTGCGGATTCATCCCTTTTGAGCAGTTGGCTTGAGGCGTTGGCAACAACCCCATCACCTGCGTCGCAAGGTTCGGAACGGTCGTTCCGTTGTCGTACTTCTCCATCCGCTCTTTGAACTTGTCCGTGTCCATCACCTCTTCCCTCGTGGTTGGCGTAAGCAACAAACCACACTCGGTCTCTTCGATGGGGAGCGCCGACACCTGCAGCTGGAAGTATAAACGGTTGTACGGAGTACCCACAAGTTTCCAAGTCAGCGCACACCTCCTCGAAGACCAACCCTCCATTCCAACCAACAAGCCCGCGAACGTTCTCGCCCACGACCCAACGGGGTGTACACTCTCGAATAACGCGCAGCATCTCTGGCCACAGGTGGCGCTCGTCCTCCTTTCCCTTTCGCTTTCCGGCGAGGGAGTAGGGTTGGCAGGGGAACCCTCCTGTGAGTATATCAATTCGTCCAGCGTAAGCTGTCGCGTCGAGTTCTTTGATGTCTCCGTATTGTTTGGCATTTGGAAAATGGTGTTTGAGTACGCGCTGTGGGAACTCTTCCCACTCGCAGTTGAAGACGTTTGTCCAGCCCATCCACTCGGCGGCAAGGTCAAAGCCTCCTATCCCGGAAAAGAGAGACGCGTGCTTCACGTCTCCTTTATTGGTTCGAGCTCCTTAATCTCGTGCTCCCGGTACTCCACCTCTCCGTGAAGTTGGAGGTAGGTGGTGTTCTTCTCCTCGACGATCTGCTGGGCGTGCTTGAGGATGCCTCGTGGGTTGTAGCGCAGCCAGTTGCCCACCGTCTGCTCCGTCACCCCGAGTTGGGCGGCGCATTCTTTCTGAGTGCCGTAGTGCTTTTTGATGAAGTCACGCATCTTGTTGGTGTAGTTCGTTCAACATTTGTTCTTGTTTGGCTGGGGAGCTTATCTCCTGCCATGTCGTAGGTTCGTGGGCCATAGACTTAAACCAAGAGGAGCCGTCCCACTTGGCCACCTCGTAGACGTACCCGTCCCCCATAGCCCACGCACAGAGGTACCAACCTACTGCGCGGGGCGGGGTGTTCTCCCACATCATAAAACGACTTCATTTTTGATTTGCTTACGAGCTTCAAGGGCGAGGCGGGCGTACTGCATGACCTGCACGTCGTAGTTCCCTGCGTCGCGGTCCGCTACTTGCATAGCTACCCCAACGGCCCACGAAGCGATGATACCTTTGGTGGTGTCATCATTGCCACCGCCAGAGGAGAAGCCCCCACCAGAGAAGCCCGGCTTGTCAAGGCGTAGCTTCGTGCCATGATGCGTACTTGAGGCGGTGTACTCTACGTCGTCGCCAACGTTCCATTTGTTCGGCGTCTTGGAGTTCACCGTGCCTGTGGTGCCGTCGCTCAGGTCGACGTCGAAGGCGTACATGGTTCCGTGGCTACCTGTCCACGTTGGAGGGTTTGCGGGTTCAATCCGCGAGATTTTGGCTTGTGCCATGTTACAAGGGTTTGTGCGCGTCTCTGCGCTGGTTTGAATTAGTTTGATTCTCTTGAGCCTACAGCCTCCGGGTATCTTCCTTTGGGCTTTGGCTTTGGCTTCGTCTTCGTTGGTTGCCGTCACGGTGAGTTTGTCCCAGTCGTCGTGATCGCGTCCACGTATATAGATGACTTCGTAGATGTTCATTTGAACGAGTCTTTGAAGTCCGCCCAAAGAGCGTCGAACTTCGCGTGAAAGTCCTTGAGCTCCTCTTGGATTTCGCGTTGGAAGTCGGCTACTACCTGATCGCAGTACGTCTTAAACTGGTCCGCGTCGCGTTCAATTTCTTTGCCTGTGATGTACGCGGTCCATTCGTGGAAGTCGGTACAAGGTTGGTCTGGGTAGACCGTGTGTGAGATTTTGTTGGGCTTGAGCATTACCATTCTTTTTTGAGGTCGAGGAACTTGGCCATCTCTGCGCGGAAGTCGTCAATCTCTCCGAGCGTCATGTCCTTGAATTCGTTTCCGCGTAGGCGGGTGGCGATATCCCACGCGAGGTCTGCGCCTTTGGTGCTTTTGTTTTGCATTGCTTTGGTGTCATTCATGACCGCAAGCTACAAAGGAATTTTCATTCTCCAAGCATTCCAAGAACTTTTTTTTCATTCACGAAAAAAGCCCCCCGACGTTTCGGAGGGCTCCTTACCTGATGAATGAAACTATTTGCTTTCGAAAAAGCTCAAGCACAACGGGGTCACACCGACCCCGCATAAAACGATGCCCTCCCAAGATAGTCCAAATTCATGTATCTGCCAAAGAGCCTCTAAGACAATCGCGCCTCCAATCGTTCTTTTGGCACTCCACCGACGTAGGTCTCCCTTCGTCTTGAATATCTCCGTCACGTCAAGGCGAGATACGAGAGCGAGCCACGGGTTCACTACGCCTTGCTTCACGTTGCCTCCCGCACTTCCCATACGTAGTCGTCTCTGCGTTCTGTGACGCGTGCCCACCATCCCCCCAACCGAGGCGTAGCGAAGTTCCTCTCGGTAGCCCACCCCGCGAACCTATCTCCCAGCTTCTTGTATGAGCCAAGGCGTAGGTGGTGGACAGTCCTTTGCTCGAGCTTCATGCTTTGGGTGATGCGGTCAATGGTAACGGGCAGGTGCCACTTCTGATGATCGTGCCCCCGAAGGATGAAGTCCGCATCGGGAAAGTCCTTCTGGTCGATGTCGGCTCCGAGGATTCCTTTCGAGCGTTTAGCCCCTCCCCCATATCCGTGGTGGTAGTTGATGTTGTACCTGCGACGGGCAGAGCCTCCCCGGTGCGTCTGCACCACGAGCCACCCGGCATACCCCCCGACCTCTACGTGCCCTCCGTTGGCGTTGATGATTTGCGCCACCCTGTCAATAGGTGAGACCATCATACGTTTCTCGATGTTCGTCTCGTGGTTGCCCTTGGAGATAAACTTGATAACGTCAGCGTACTTGGCGAGGTGCTCCCCTACGTCTTGGATAACCTCGTCGACATACACACACGACTTGTATTCGGGGCGTAGCTCGGAGTAGTTACCGCGTGGATCCCACTTGCCCTGCATAAGGTCGAAGAGGTCTCCAAAAATAAACACCCCGGCGTTAAGCTCTCGGGCTTCGTCGAGGTGTCGGAAGAGCATCGCCCGGTCGCACTTCATAGCGTCGAAGTGTACGTCGGAGATGAACAGGAAGTGCTTGGAGGCTTTGCGCTTTACGAGGTCGCAGTCGACGGCGTGCACCGTGCGGGCTTTGCGTTGTAGGTTCATGTGTCTACCCAGATTGAATTGGCGGGTTTGTTAGGATCCATATCTACGTGAATGTAATCGGCTCCTATCCCAATGCGATTGAAGCCCGCATCGAGCAAGGCTTCGAGCATAAGGAACCGGCGGCGGTTGTTGGGGACGGCGATATCTGCCGCCCACCCCAGCAAGTGCGAAGACTTGGGAGACGCATGGTATCCACGCTTCATCAAATCCCGGTTGTACTCGATAGTGCGGAAGCCCGAAGTGATGACCATAGGAAAGCCGTATATGTCGCGTGCGATGTCCAAAGCCTGGACTACATCGTGCTCCATAAGTTCCCCCGTACCTACTCGGTCGGGGCTGTCGAATTCGGATAGCTTAAACCACTTGTACATCAAATGCCTTTTTTCGCAAGTAGGAGCTTCAGCTCGTGGATGCCTTCGACGCATTCCTTGAGCATCGCCTTGAGCTCGTGGTGGTCGCTTTCAAGACGGAACACCCGCCCCTTGAGCTTCGCTACCTCCGAGTTCAGGCTGACCCATACTCCGATGGCGGTTAATATAGATGGAACAAGCGTAACAAGTGCCTCGGTCATAGCAGGACTTTTGTATAAATTTTCACACCCTTCACTTCAATCTCTGCGAGGTAGATACCGCGTGCGGGGTTTGCCACCCTGCGCCCAGCCATATCGACGAGGACGGGACGGAGCCCCGCTTCTTCGAGCTGTCGTAGGGTAGGTGGTGCCAGCTCGTTGCCTTCGCAGTCCGTGCCGTACACCATCAGAAAGCTCGCAAAGTCCGTGATATCTACGTCCGCGTCGCCGTCCATGTCGCACGTACACTCCCCCTCCTTGCCTATCTCGCCACAGATAGCGAGGAAGTCTTCGAGCTGGATAACACCGTCCCCATTGAAGTCGCCCATACAGGCAACGTCGGGCTCTTCGATGGCGTCGAGGTAGTATTGATCTACGCAGTAGTCGTAGATGCGCTCGGAGCTTGAGCCGTGAGGCCATCCCCAGTCCCAGTCTACGGGCTCCTCACCGAGGAAGTTCCACTCCCCATTAGGGCCGTAGGCAGAACGATGGTAAGAGTACAAGGTATCGGTTTCCGCGCCGCGCTCCACGTAGAAGTCTACACCGCAAACGATGTCCTCGTATTCGGGGTTGTAGGTTCCTTGTGTCGTGGCGTATCCTGCGTGGCGGAAAAACCCGTTATAGCACCCCTCAATCAAACAGAACTCGTCGTGAGTAAAGAGCGGTTCATCGGTCATGCCATCGGTGAAGCTGTCGTAGCTGTCGTCGTTGCCCCAGCTACCCCCACGGGCGTAGTATAGGGTGCCCGAAGCTCCCGAGCCGAGCATGCCTTCTCGGTATACTTTCCACTGCTCCGACTCAGGCCAGTAGTCGTGCTGGATATCGATGTTCAGGACGGCGTGCGGCTTAGGCTCGTGGGCGAATGTGTTGACGTTGTTGTCGGGGTTGTTGTCGCCTACAAGGAAGATAGAAGCCTCGCCTGCATAGTCTCCAAAAAATTCGCCTTCCAAGGCCGGGCCTGTGATTGCCGCGATGGTTTGGGAGGGGATGTCCACCAAAGTATCCCACAGCTGACCGTTCATAAATACGGAGAGGCTTACCCCTTCCGCGTCGATGTTCGTGTAGTTGCTCAGCCGCACCGTTGGCGTATAGTCCTCGTCGCACCTGTTGGTGTTGTTGATAGACAGCACACCCACGTCTAAGAGGTCGGGGTCAGAACAAAGACCCGACTGCCATACCGAGCTACGGCCTCCGTTTACGAGCATCATGTGCATACGCTCCACCTGTCCCGACGTGAAGTGATCGCGGCAGTAGTGCTGCGTGTAGTCCATGTGGTTGGTGTAGTCGGCGGAAGAGCAGTAGGGCGACTCGCAGTTGAGGTTGGCCGAGGTCGGTGGGGTGTCGCATACGAAGTCCCCTTGCGCTTGGCAGTCCGCTTCGGTCTGACCACATTGGCTGTTATTGAAGGTGTGGTACAAACCGCAGTAGTGCCCCAGCTCGTGGGTGATAACGCTGCTGTTTAGCCAGTCCGCTTTCATATAGACCCCATCCCAAGTGATGTTAGAGGTATTGTTGTTGACCCACGAGAAGCCAGCGATACCACTACCCACACTTGAGAAGACGTAGATATTGCAGACGTCCGTGGCCGGAGTACCTGCCATGTCGTTGGCCTGCATCGCTTGGTAGTAGAGAGGGTTGTCGTAGATAGGATGATCCGTCTCTAGGGTGTCGTGCTCGTTGTAGAAGTTCGTCTGGTGGCGGCACGGGATGATGTTCGTCCCAACCATCTGCTCTTGAAGGATGGCGAAAGCCTCCTCTACCTGCTCAGGTGTAGAGGCTCCATCGAAGACGTGGAAGGCGATAGGCAGGTACTTCGTAAAGTTGTCGGACTCGCGGCTTCCGTTGGTGCGGAAGGCGAGCCAGTTCTCGAAGTCGTGGTCTACGTGGGAACACTCTTCCCCGCACGTCTGACCCCATGCGGTGGCGTTAAAGAGAACAAGCAAAAAGGTTACAAGGTGCTTCATTTTTTAGGCTTTTTGTCTTTGGGTTTGTTGGTTTGGAGCCACGTCTTCAGCAGCTCAACGTTTTGCTCACGAGTCATCGGAAGAGCTTACGTCCTAGGTCAGGGTCTATGCCCTCGTTACCGATGCTGATGGTCATCCCGTTTTGGTAGTACACGTTGTATTCCGGGAACATATCAGGCGACGTGTTCGAGGTGTACTCCGGGAAGAGGCTTTGGTTGTAACAGAGGTATTCGACAAGGCGCGAGGTATAGAACTGGGCGTTTTGCCGTGCGTTCTCAATCTCTCGGTGTAGGTCGTCAGGGCCGATGGGTGCAGTCGCGTCAGAGGTGCGAATGACCAACCCTCCGTTGTCGAGCTTCACGTACAAGTTCGGGAGCAGCTCCACCATAGTCCACCACACCGTCACCTTCCTCACGTATCCGTCGAGCAAGGCTTCATATACGCCCGCCAAGGTGCCACCACTTACGTCGGCCTTGAGCTTGTTGAGTAGATCCGTCCCGAGATACTGCTGAAGGTATTTGTCCTGTGCCAAGATGATGGCCGGAACCATCACCGCGTCTTCTACCCCGCCGTTGAGCTGGGTGATACGCTTCATATAGTCGGGGTTGACGAAGAGAACTTCTGCTTGTAGTGCC